TCACACTAGTTACCCCGACTGGAGACGGAAAGAGCTCCGAGTTGTGTGGGACCGCGTTGGGGAGATACGGAATTTATGGGATCCAGACAAAGCCCACCGTTACTTCCGATGCAGTTCTTTCGCGAAAGATGAGGACTATCCTACCTACAAGCACAGCCGCGGCATTTTCTCCCGCAGTGACGAATTTAAGTGTGCAGTAGGACCCATCTTCAAGTTGATAGAGGAGCAGGTGTTTAAACATCCTGCTTTCATCAAGCATATACCTGTAGCCGATAGACCGGAATATATAATGGGTCTACTACACCGCGAAGGAGCTAAATATGTAGCAACAGATTATACGTCCTTTGAGGCTCTGTTTGTTAGAGAATTAATGGAGGCATGCGAGTTCGAGCTCTATGCATACATGACACAATACCTGCCGTCGGGATGTGAATTCATGCACCTTGTAAGAGAAGTCTTAGGTGGCCTCAATCTCTGTGTGTTTAAGGATTTCCGGCTCATGCTTGAGGCATGCCGGATGTCAGGGGAGATGTGCACGTCTTTGGGCAATGGGTTTTCAAACCTTATGTTCATGAAGTTTTTCTGTAAAAGGAAAGGCTGTAAGCATATACGTGGAGTGGTTGAAGGAGACGATGGTCTCTTTACCATGGTCGGGATCCCCCCCGGCAAAGAGGATTTTGCCCTACTAGGCTTAATTATCAAGGCGGAGATACACGACACTATCTCTACCGCGTCCTTCTGTGGATTGGTGTTTGATCGCGTAGACCGCATCAATGTCACAGACCCTCGCAAAGTGTTAAACAACTTTGGGTGGGTGCAACGCACGTATGCAAACGTGCGGTCTCAAGGCCTTCAAAAGCTTTTGAGATGCAAGGCTCTTTCCCTAGCATATCAATACCCCGGTTGTCCCATAATTGCAGCTCTAGGCCAATATGGGATTCGAGTAACGAGTAAGACGAAAGTTCAATTTCGCAAGTACTTAGACCGTCAAGGTGGCTCACTCTACGACAGGGAGATGATGCTACTTGCCATGAAGAAGGGACCGTATCCTTCGAAGAAACCAGGTTCAGCAACTAGGTTTCTTGTCGAAAGACTTTATGGTATCTCTGTTTCACAACAAGAAACGATCGAAAAATATTTGTGCTCATTAAAGAGCGTCCAATTGTTAGACCACGAGGCTATTGATGCCATCATTCCAGGTTTGTGGAAGAAGCATCACGAGCGGTACTCATTTGTTGCTGGTCGGTTGGATAGGGACAAGCAGTTCCCAAATAAACTATGGTCACCACTTGAAGGTAAAGAACCCGAGTGGGATGAGAAGGGTATGCCGGAAGTTCTTAGTAACCGGAAGCAGTGGAGGACTGCCATTTCTAACCTCCCGCACTCTCAGTCGGCTTATGCAAGGCTTTCCTGAGGTGTGCACGCCGGAACCCTGTACCTGCGGAAAAAGAAAC